TATATGATAACGGCAAAAAAAGCGAAGAAATAGAAAAGGTCGAGATTGTAGAACTTACACAGGAAGTCCCGCCGGATACTACCGCTTGTATTTTTTGGCTGAAAAACAGACAACCTAATCAATGGCGCGATAAGGTTGAAAATGAGATAACCACAAAACCCCCAATCATTGAGGATAATATTTAATGGTGAAACTAAGCGATATTATTATCTCTACTTTTCACGAAGCACACAGAGATATTAAAGCAAGAAATCATACTCACTACTGGTTTAAAGGCGGCAGAGGTTCTACAAAATCCTCCTTTATCTCGCTTGAAATTATTTACAATATAATCCGGGACCCCGAATGCAACGCTATTTGTTTCCGAAAAATCGGCAAAGATATTGAAGAAAGCGTTTACAACCAAATACTCTGGGCAATTGATGAATTAGGGGTTAATGACTATTTTAAGGCTTACAAATCCCCATACAGGATAATTTATACCCCGACAGGTCAAGTTATCGCTTTCAGGGGCTTAGACGATGCTACAAAAACAAAATCAATCAAACTTAAAAAAGGTTATTATAAAATCTCTTGGTTTGAGGAACTTGACGAGTTCGCAGGTCCTGAAGAAATAAGAAAAGCTGAGCAGTCAGTTATGCGCGGCGGTAATCAGTTTATCGCATTTAAGTCCTACAACCCGCCTCAGAATGTCAATAACTGGGTTAATAAGGAGGTTATACACGACAGACCCGACCGGCTCGTAACTCATAATACCTTTTTGGATGTTCCACGGGAGTGGCTTGGCGAGCAATTTTTCATTGAAGCGGAGTTTTTGAAGAATTTTAATGAGCTTGCATACCGACATGAATATATGGGCGAAATTACCGGCACAGGTGGGCTTATATTCCAGAATGTACGTGATTTGCGAATGTCTGATGAACTTATAGCCGGTTTTGACAACTTGCGTGAGGGTATTGACTGGGGGTTTGCTGCCGACCCGTTTGTGTGGCTCAAATTACATTATGATAAAACGAGAAGATGTATTTATATCTATGATGAGGTGTACAAGGTGCAATTAACCAACCCCCGGGCTATGGAAATTATAGAATCCAAACATCAAACATTAATTACTGCGGATAGCGCTGAGCCTAAGTCAATTGAAGAATTTCAAAGTAAAGGGTTTAAGATTTACGGTGCAAGAAAAGGACCCGATAGTGTCCGCTATGGGATTAAGTGGCTGCAGCAGCTTGCATATATCTATATTGACAAAGAACGCTGCCCGCATGCTTATGAAGAGTTTTCATTATACGAACTTGAAAAAGACAAAAACGGAGAGTTTAAAGACAAATATCCGGATAAAAACAACCACACACTTGATGCAACACGCTACGCACTTGAAGATGATATGAGCAACAATTTCATTACTGCGGTAACAGGGTTAAAGTGTTAATTCATATAGAATATTTTTATATTATAATGCATAGTTCTTTGTAGATCGTCAAACGATTGTTTAAATTTTAATTCATCTAATTTTTCTTTTAATATTTCTTGTTGTGCAATATTTCTTATATATTCTTCTACATAGTTCTTTGTTTTGTCGGTCATAGTTTCCTCCTCTCTCTTATTTTCTCATATTAAAAAACGGGCTTAATTTGCCCGATTTGTAATCTCCTATACTCAAGTTATAGGAGATTTTTTAATGGCATATATGTACCAGATTACAGCTGATAACAACGAAATAAACAGAACTAACCTAATTGAATGGCTAGGAACTTTTATAAATCAAATCTTGCCCGAACGGCAAAAGCTCGGGGAATATTACGACGGGGAAAATCTTATTGAGAAACAAGGTGCGGTTGATGGTCGCCCGAATTATTCAATCAATGTCAATATGGCAAAATACATTGTCGATGTTTCTACAGGTTACACGTTTGGTGTGCCGATTACTTATTCAACAAAAGACGAGGGCACTAAAACCGTTTTAGACAAATTGCAATACATCAACAAGAATTGTAATGCCGGAGAAGTTGATTTTCAGCAGGGCGGGGATATGGCAACCTATGGGGTGTCTTATCAACTTATTATGGCGCGTGTCGGCACTGAACCGATTGAAGACAGGGTTATATTTAAACGTCTTGACCCACTAAATACGTTTTATGTTGTAGATAACACAGTGTTGCAAAACCCTTTGTGTGCTGTGTATTTCTGGGATTATCTCGAAAATAAAATCAGCAAAAGACGGGTTTATGTTTATACTGATACTGATTTATATATCTTTGACGGCAGTGATTATGCTCTTACAGAAACAAGTAAAGAACCACACAATATGGGTGCAATCCCAATTATCCAATGTTTAAATAATGATGATGCGTTCTCTGATTTCAAGTGTGTAACCGGTATTTTAGACAGTTTGAGCCTTGCAGTATCAAATACCACAGACAATTTGCAGTCAATTGCTAACGCTATTCTTGCGGCTTCTGGTGGTAAGTTAGGCGAAAACCAGATAAAAATAATTAATAAATATAAAGTTGCTAATCTTCCAGACGGGGCAAAAATGGAGTGGGTTATAAAAAATCTTAACCCTCAAGCAGAACAGCAGCACATAGACAATTTGCTTGATTTTCTGTTTAAGATATCGCAAGTGCCGGATTTATCAGACGAAGCATTCGGAGGTAATCAATCAGGGGTCGCTATGCGGTTTAAATTATGGGGGTTAGACCAATTATGGGCAACAAAGACTACAAAATACAAAAAGTCTATATTTGAGCGGTTTAAAATCCTTTTGCATCTCTTGCAATACCAATTTAAAAGCAATGTCGCAATGCTTGATAATATCGAAGTTACATTTACAAAGAACCTGCCGCAGGATAATTCAGAGGTTTACGCAATGGTTAATGCCTTAAAAGGTGTTGTATCCGACCGCACACTTTTAGCAAATATTCCAATAGTTGAGGATGTTGACAAAGAACTTGAAGTACTTGACGAACAGGCTCAAAAGAATGCCGATTTGTACGGGTTTAATAATAATCAGAATTTAAACAAGGTAGAAAATGAACAGTAGGGATTACTGGGCAAATCGGGCAAGACAGGATAAAATTAAGGTTATCAAAACAGGTGAAAAAGGCATTGATAACCTTAAACGCATACTTAAAACTAACCTCGATAATGTTGAAAAGAAAATCAAAGAGTTTTACAAAAAATACGGTGATAATACAGCAGAAAAACTCTCTTATGATGAGTTTGAAAAGTATAAAAGGGAATTAGCCAAAAAAGCTAAGAAATACCCGCAGGATAAGACCTTGCAGAAACTTGCAAAGCAAGATATCCCAAAATACAAAATTGACCGCTTGAGAGCCTTGCAGGGTGACTTACAAATGCAGTTGACAGAAGCAACTGCAGGGCAGGAAGCAGGGATTTATAAAACGCTTGAAAGTGTAGGTAAGGTGTCGCAGGCAGTCCTTACAAAACGCTTTGCGCAGTCTTTAGGGCTTGAATTTAACACGATTGCAAGCCGCAAAATGAAACAATTATTAAGTTCTGACTGGTCGGGTGCAACGTGGAGCGAGCGACTATGGAAAGACCGTGAACTTGTCGGCACAAAGTTAACCGAAATACTGGAAAAAGGTGTTACACAAGGTACATCACTTCAAAAGATGTCAAGACAATTAAAGCAAGCCACAGGGCAGAGTTTTAACAATGCTTTTAGGCTTATCAGAACAGAAACAAGCCATATTGACGGACAAGTGACACTTGAAGGCTACAAACAGGCTAAAGAAGAATTAGGACTTGAATATTACGAGTATGACGCATTTTTGGATAGCCGCACATCAAAAATATGCCGGGAACTTGATAAAAAGCGTTTCAGAATAGATGAAGCCGAAGTAGGGGTAAATTATCCCCCTATGCACCCGAACTGCCGCAGCACTACACAAATGGTATTAGATGACAGTGATATAAAACATGAAGAAAAATTAACAGACAATCCAAAAATTAATGATAAAATTGTAAAGGGGAGTTATAATAAAAGTGAAGTAAAAGAACTTCAAAAAATATCTGATAGCTATATAAAAGCCGGATATACTCCGTCAGGACATGCTATTCAAAGAACATTTGAAAGAAAAATAAAGCCTGAACGTGCTATAGATGTTATAAAAACCGGCAAAAAATATAGTGACACAAAAAATTCAATAGCTTATTATAAAAATAAGGTATCCGTACACATAAGCAAAGAAACAGGACAAATTAAAACAATAATATTTTATGGTAAAGACGATACACCACCATTAAAAAGGAATAGAAATGCAAAACGTAAAAAATGAAATTGAAAAATATTTGAATAACAAAATAAATTTATCAGAACTAAACACTTATTTCAGGGAAAATGTACCTTTTAGCCCCAATACAGTTATTGAAGATATACGTCTTGATGCGGATTTAACCGTAGAGGGTGAATTAACCCAAGAACAAAAAAAAGATGAATTAATTAACGAAGATGATTTTAAAGTTAAATTAAA